ATATCATTTTCTCAATAAGGTTGCCCAGGTCCGGAACCTAAACGCTATATATCCGAACCTGCAACCCAGCCTTTAGTCTGGTTGCATGACGGTTGCAACCGACCAACTGCTGAGTGCTGGCAAGGGCGCTGAGCTGATCCGCGCCAAGACAGGCCGCAGCTGTACCAGGCAAAACCTGGAAAAGCTGTGCAAGCAAGGCAAGCTGCCGCGTTCAACCGCCAGCGACTCACCCGTGCGGGTGCGAGCAGCGCTGCTAGTTGAGGAGTATCTGGGGAACATCGATCAGCGGCAAGCGGTACGGGATAAGCCCGGCGTGCGTGATGACGTATCCCGTGCCAGTGCGCCACCACCACGGCCACCGATCACTGAGCTGCCGCCTGATGATGAGCTGCCGGCCTACACGATCAGCCAGCAGCGCAAGGCGTACGAACAGGCCAACCTGCTGGAGCTGGAGCGGAAGCAGAAAGAGGGCACCCTGCTGGTCAGGGAAGACGCGGAGAGAGCGTGGGCTAACACGATCGGCCGGGTGAAGTCACGCATCCTGGCAACCGCCAGCGCGGCCAAACAGCGCATCCCCCACCTGGACCCAGAGGAGGTGGAGATCTTGAAGGACATGCTGCGCGAGGCGTTGTTTGAGCTGGCAGCGGAGGGCGAACGATGAGCGATGCCACGGTGCTGGAGCTGGAGCGGCAACTGCTGCGGTGGTTCAAGCCATCACCCAAGCTGAAGCTCAGCGAGTACGCCGATCAGAATGCCGTGCTGACCGGTAGCACAGCGCAGAAACAAAACTGGCGAACGCTGCCGTATCAGCGAGAGATCCTCGACTGCTTCACCGATCCGAAAGTGGAGATGGTGGCGTGCATGAAGTCCGCCCGTGTGGGCTGGACAAAGATGTACGGCGTAGTGATCCAGTACTACAGCCACCACGACCCGTGCGAGATCATGGTGGTGCAGCCAGTCAAGGAAGACGCCGAGGGCTACAGCAAGGAAGAGATCAAGCCGTTGTTTGACGATACGCCTGCGCTGCAGGGATTGATGTCGGAGTCAAAGGCAAAGAACACAGCGACCAATACGATCCTGCTGAAGATCCTCACCAACGGCGGGCTGATCGACATTGTGAACGCTGCCAGCGGCCGATCATTCCGCAGGAAGTCGCGGAAGGTGGTGCTGTTCGATGAACCTGATGCGTATGAGCGGATCAGCGAAGGCGATCAGATCAAGCTGGGCCGCAACCGGGCGGACTATTACTGGGACCGAAAGATCGCCATCGGCGGCACCCCGATCTTCAAGGCGGAGGTGGGCGGCAAGACTGAGCAGTGGTTCCTCAAGGGTGACCAGCGTCGGTTCTATGTGCCGTGTCCGTTCTGCGGCGAATCACAGACGCTGCGGTGGGAGCAGATGCGGAAGGACGGCGAGGATGCCGGGAAGTACGAATGCCAGAACTGCCACGAGCTGATACCGCACAGCAAGAAGCGCTGGATGGTGGAGCGCGGTGAGTGGCGTGCCACGGCTGTCTCGCAGGTGCCGGGCTTGGTGAGTTTCCATATCTGGGCGGCGTATAGCTACAGCCCGGCAGCGGATTGGGACGTGCTGGTGCGTGAGTATCAGGAGGCGCTGGAGATGATGCGCAAGGGCGATCCTGACTTGATGCAGACGTTCCATAACACCGTGCTGGGACTGCCGTGGGAGGACACGCTGGCCGGCAAGCTGAACGTGGAAGGCCTGGCCAGGCGCCGGGAGGACACTGATGCCGGCAACGGTTATCCGGCTGGAACGGTGCCCAATGGCGTACTGCTGCTCACGGCTGGTGTGGACGTGCAGGGTGGTGGCGGCGCAGTTGGCGAGCGGCTGGTGCTGACGGTCTGGGGCTGGGGCCGCGGCGAAGAGGGCTGGCATATCGCGCACTACGAAATCGACGGTGACCCGCAGCAGCTGGAGACGTTGAACCAGCTTGACGCAATCAGCGAAACTCGCTGGCGGCGTGAAGACGGCGTAGAACTGCAGATTGCGCTGGGCGGGATTGATGATGGCGGCCTAGCCACCAAGGAAGTGCGCGACTGGTGCCGCACTCGTGTTGGGAAGTGGGTGCCGATGAAAGGCATCTCAGGCAAGGGCCGGCCGCTCGTTGGCAAAGGCCAGGCCACGTTTGTGGACCGCAAGAACCAAGCATCAACCCGGCGTGACGTACTGCTGTATCCGGTTGGATACGAGACGAGCATTCAGCACCTGCAGGGCCGTCTGCGGCAGGAAACACCAGGCCCTGGGTATCTGCACTTTGGCGAAGGCTCGACAGATCAATTCTTGGCTGAGGTGTTCCCGTGGAAGAAGCTGCCAAAACGGCAGGCTGGCCAGACGGTGTATGAATGGAAGTGCCCACCAGGTAGTCGTGATGAAGGCGGCGACTGCACCCGGATGGCGTATGCAGCGCTGCAGCTGGTCGCTAGACGGTATGCGCAGGGAACGCTATGGGACCGACTCGCCGCCCAACTCTCCGGCCCCGTTGCGCCAGCAGTGGTGGAGCGGAAGAAAGGGAGTTGGCTGAGCCGTTGATCCGTAGCCTGATGCTGGAGGTGCCGCCATGGCTTACACGCAGCAGCAGCTGACTGATCTTGAGGCTGCGATTGCCGAAGGCGTGACGACGGTTAGCAGTAATGGCCGACAGGTTTCGTATCGGAATCTGACCGATATGCTCAAGCTGCGCGATCTGATGGCGCAGGAGCTTGGCGTTACTGGTGCAGGTCGCCAGCGGCGTTACGTGTCATTTAAGAGGGATTGAGATGGCGCGTAAGCCGACCCGCGATCAGCTGGAGCTGGCGCTGAAGGATGCACAGAAACAGCTTGCGGTGACGCACCTACGGGCGTTTGAGTCGGCGAAGGAATCACGGCGTACTGAGAACTGGTACACGCGTAACGGTGGGCCGAATGCTGACATTCGTACAGCGTGGCGACTGCTGACGCGGCGGCATCAGGATCTGGTGGATTCCAACCCGTGGGCGAATCGAGCTGTTCGGGTGATCACGAACAACTGGGTTGGTGATGGGATTATCGGCAGCCCGCAAGGCGGCAGCAGACGGTACGCAGACGCCTGGAATGACTGGGCTGACAGCGTGGAATGTGATTTCAACGGCAAGCTGAACTGGTACGGCCTGCAGGCGTTGATTGCCCGCACCACTGCTGTGCGTGGATCGTGTCTGATCCGGCGGCGGATGGATGAACGGCTGGCGGATCAGGGGATGGTTGGCCTGCGGCTGCAGGTGATGGAGCCGGACTTCCTGGACTTCGGTAAGGACGATGGCAGCCGGATCAAGTTTGGGCAGCAGTACGACCGCGATGGCCGGCTCGAAGGGTATTGGATTCGGCAGACGCACCCCGGCGAAACGGAATGGGACGGCGTGCGGATCAGCTCGGAGTTCGTACCAGCGTCGGAGATCATCCACACGTATGAGGTGAACCGTCCTGGGCAGGCCATCGGCGTACCGTTTGGATCGGCGGTGTTGCTGCACCTGCGGGATATTGAAGACATTACGCAGGCAATGCTGCTGAAGACGAAGATTGCAGCGTGCTTTACGGCGTTCGTGTACTCCAATGAGCCAAGCGATCTGGCGACGACTACGGCGCTGACTGAAACGCTAGAGCCTGGCGCGATTGAGATTCTGCCGGATGGGAAGCAGATTACATTCTCCCAGCCGCCCCAGTCGCCGGACTACGTTACGCATCAAAAGCACCATCTTCATGCTGTGGCGGCAGGTTATGGCCTGACGTTTGAAGCATTGACCGGTATTTTGTCGGATGTGAACTTCAGTTCTGCCCGCATGGGATGGCTTGAGTTTCACCGGCAAGTGGCCAGTTGGCGTTGGAATCTGATGATTCCGCAGGTCCTAGACCCTGTGCATCGGTGGTTCAACGATGCTGCCCGGCTGGCGCAGGTGCGTGGCCCGCGGCGGATGATCTGGACGCCACCGCGTAGAGAGCTCGTGGACCCGGCAAAGGAGATCGGCGCACTGATCGAGGGAGTCAAGGCTGGATTCTTCAGCCTGTCCGAGATCCAGCGGTCGCTGGGTTATATCCCGTCTGAGGTGATGGACGAGCTGGGCCAGGACATTGCCGGCGCTCGGGAGAAGGGGCTGGTGCTGAGTGTGGACGGGATGAGCAGCGCTGGCCGTTCTGCTGCGCCTGATGATGGTGAGGAGCCGGAATCTCAGCCTGACGATTGAACGGCGTCCATAGGCTGAGGCATGGACCATCAACAGATCCAACGGATGGCGCTGCTGGCGCCGAACTCGTGGAACGAGGAAACTCGAACCGCGACGATCGTTATCAGCACTGACGCCGACGTTGGTGATGGATTCCAGCTGCTCCACACCAACGAAGCAATCCGGTGGCCTAAGCGGCCGCTGCCGATGGATTACGACCACAAGCGCAGCTCAGACACGATCTGGGGCGCGGTCACCAATCTCTCCCTGCAGCGGAATGAGCAAGGCGTCACCGAACTGATTGGAGAGGTGGTGGTGGACGGCCCAGCCGCCGCGATGGATATCGCTCTACCGCGGCTGCGTACTGGTTCAGCTCGATTCTCTGTTGATGCTCGGATTTACCGGCATCGCGAGGATCGCGCCACCAGCATGCTCGTCGCCACCGATTGGGAGCCGAATCTGGTTTCCCTGGTGCCGATCGGGCAGGACACGCATGCCGTTATGCGCGGCGACCAACTGCAAACGATCAATCCCGCTGATCACCCCATGACCGAAGACCTCACCAAGGCCGGGGGTGACCCGGCGCCTATCGACGCTCAGCGCAGCGCCGATCCATCCCCCGCCCCCGTGGCCGCTGCAGATACCGAACTGCAGCGCACTGCTGCTGAGCTCCGCCGTGAGCGTGACTTGCTCCGCCTCGGCCAAGACGCTGGCCTGACTGCTGAGCAGACCGACGAACTGATCCGCTCCGGCAAGACCGTTATGGAGTGCAGCCGTGAGGCCGTGCGCCTGATGCGTCTGCGCCTTGAGGGTGG